TAGGCTGAGACAAGCTCAGTCACAGAAGCGTTTAGTCAAGACGAACATAGCCAATCCGATTGGGAAGCCAATACGCTTCAAATACCGGGCTGCTGCTTGTGTACCGTTACGCTTCTGAATCCCTCTAGCAATGCTGCTGTGTGCCATGATAGTTCTCCTAATTGGTGAGGTCTTATACCGATAGCTGGCTGCGACTTCTGTATTACCTTGTGCGCCCTAGTACCTGATGCCCCGTTGATTGTTAAGCGGCTTCCTTGCCTGCTACCTTATCCATCAAGGCAATCAGCGTATCAAGCTTGAGACCAGCTTCCATGAGCGTCTCGATCACTTGCAATTGGCTGATGCCATTGTCTGCGCTCTTCTTGAGCGTTGATTCCAAATTCTTCTTGAGGCGAGCCAAGTCAAACTCCTTAGCCTCAATCTCTACTTCACGGGCAGCCCAACTCCAGATGTTATTGTTCACATCTTCGAGGAATACAGCGGTGCGCTCAGCAGCAGCCTCATAGTTCTTCTTATCCTTGCCGCTGAACAGGCCGTCTTTGCCGAGCTTGAAGCCTGAAAACTCAGTGAAGAACAGGATGGCAACCTTGCGATTAACCGGGGTGAGTACAGCAACCAAGCGGTTGATGTAGCCAATGTCTTGTGTTACGTGGTGAGCTTCCAGCACAGTGCGGCTCAGGGTGAGCAGAACAGCTTTGGTAATCTTCTCAGCGCCTGCCAGTTCGATGATAGCGGCGTCAAAGGCTTTAACGAATACGTCTTTATTGAAATTCATTTTAATAGCTCCATTAGATTGTGTTGCACATGGCAAGAGTGCCACGTAAGCACCCATTTAGATGCTTACATTGAACTCTTATTCATGGAATGAATAGCTTAGACGTTGCCGCTCAACCATCCATTCTTCCCTTGTTATGCTTCCATCTACATACATACCATGTAGCTGCATAACCACTGCTCCGAATTCCAGACAGCTAAACATGGCGGTCTGCCAAGTCAGCCGCTTCTGTCCAACCGTTAGCCCAACTCACAGCTAACAGTTGAGCGCCGTACTTGTATGGGTTTTGATCCAACGTCATACCACGCTTGAATCCGTTTACGCCTTGTTCATATGCTTTGCTCATTACATATTCTCCTGTTGTTATTGGTATTACTAAACACTCTATTATCGCTGTGGCTAATGAACTCAATCATTGCTGCTAAGAGTGCTTATTAATACCGACTAGGCTTACGCAAACTTAATGCTGCTAGTCGATAGCATGCCTTGTTATCTGCATGCTCCCCTGTTGTTAATGCATCTATCTATTATCGGATGTATCTTGCGCAGTACATCTTGGCTGTATTAATGCTGCCTTGTTCATTAACAGGGAGCTAGGTTGGACTGGAGAATCTACTCTGTCCGATAAAGGATGATAGTGCTTAGGAACTAAAGGGGGATATGAGTTGTTAAAGAATAGAGATATGCGAGTGTAATTGTTGAAGGGCAGATGTGCCCCACTGTCTGCTAACCATCGCTTACACATGTGTCACTTATGCACACTCTTATGGCTATTGATACGTAGGAGGCTAACGCTTAGGTGTAAGACAAGGCTTACATTATTCCTTTACGCCAACACGACACTACGCACCAAGCTATAAGGCTAGGGCATAACATGGGCTTGCTACTATTAGCTAGTCGCATATCTAAATTGTTAAAGACGGGCAACTACGGTTGACGTTGTGTCAGCCTGCCTGTGTACTCGAACTACATACTACGCACTACTGGAAATTCACACTGCTTACAGCATCTTCGCTGAACCACGTTCAACCGCATCGACCTTGGCCTGACTGCGCTTACTTGCCCGTTCAACTTGTAGCCATCTTACAGCCGTTGTTTCCATTTGTCAAGCTATTTCGTAGGACTAGGACCAGTGGTGCGTCAGACACTTCCTACAAACGCTTGCTCAACGGAAATCAGGATCGCACGAAAGCATGATAGCGGTCAACAAAAGAATTGACGAACATCAATTTCCTGGTAAACATGTTGTATTCTGGAAAAGTAGGAGACTTCCTACATTACTTGTGGTATTCGCATGTGCGCGTAGGTAGTAATAAGGGCGTGAGGATGATAGCCCTTGCCGAAGGCGTAACAGGGGCATACAAGGGCATGCTGTCAACAGTAGGTGTTTAACGTGCCTTCGGCACAGGCATGAGGCATAGAGCCTATAGGTATGGCATGTGTACACATAAGGATGATAGTGAGGGCATATGAATGTACATGTGAGTAGTCATTGCACCGATCTATAGCCCATGACCAGGACTCATAGCTATTCCCTATCCATCCTGGCCTATTGATAGAGTATCCCTATGTCTTCGCATAAGACTATTTATGTCAAATGCTGTAGGGGACAGTTGTAGAAGCTCGAAGGGGTAGGCAGGGGGTTAGACATGTACTCGTAGTGTGCATTGCACCTTCTAAATATCTCCAAGAAATTATGCATATCTAGGCACATCCCTCTGTAGAAAAATATTCACACAAAATTTATAACAAATATGCTATTAACGTATGCTGTGCATACAAAGGCATTAATTGTCCCGCAGGGACGTAACAACAATAATATACGTAGTATGTGTACGTATTGTGCGACATAGCATATAAAGGAACTAAATGAGTAAAATAGTATTGAATGATGTTCTCTCTGGATTTAATCTGTCTAAGATTAATGAGAACTTCCAAGAGATTAAGGATACGCTTAATGAGAAAGTCTTGTATCGAGACAATCCGCTAGGTGAAACCAATACGATGGAGGGTGTCCTTGATATGAATGGACACTCTATTATCAATGTGGGCAATCTAGGAGGCGATGGTCTGCTACAGATAGAAGCAGAGTTAGTTACACTCCAGCCAGTTGATGGAATGTTTTCAACTAATGTTCAAGATGCGGTAGCTTCACTACAAGGGCAGATTAGAAGTAAGCTGGTTAATTGGGATGACTTCTTTATCTCGGGAGACATAGATGACACAGACTCTCTGATTAGAGCCATTGCTAGCGGGGCAGAGAAGATTAGGTTCCGGGGGAATAAGAATATCGGTGGTAATGTATCTCTTACCCACCTCAACCAAGTTATCTTGGAAGGAGAGGGGAGGAAATCACAGATCACTTTTACGGATAACGATTCTTGGATTAAAATTGCAGGGACAATGGCTGTAGGGGGCACCCCTGCTAACATTGCTGCGGGAATAGAATTCCGTAACATCTCTTTCTCTGCATTCGGTTTTAATACTGTCCCCCACATCTTCATGGACTGGGCAAGGCAGATTACCTTCACCAGTTGTTTCTTCTACCACTGTGCTATGTCTTGTAATCACATGAACTTCTGGCACATTAGTGATTGTATTTCCTACGACTCTAATATCAACGTCCGATACACAAGGAATCTTGGGGAACTAAACGAGGTGTCAGGGGCCCCTCGTGTGACCTCCTGCTTCTTCAGCAATAGTCAAATTGATCTAGAAGACTGCGTGGACTTGATGATGGTTAACACACATATGTTTCAAAAAGGTGTTAAATCTCGTGTTGTCAATCTGGTTAATGAGGGGAGTGACCCCCTTCAAAAACCTAAATCCTCCTATTGGATTTCTAACTGTGTGTTTGACAGCATTTATGGGCTGTCCCTCGATTTCTGGGATGTGGGCTTGTCTACGTTTAGTGGTAACTTCTTCTCAGGAGGGCGCACATTAACCACTGATGGGGTTAGCTTCTACAGGGGGTGGCACAACAAGTTTATTGGTAACACATTCGTGTATTGTGGTGCCTATGGACTCACTTTAGAGCTTTGTGAGAACAACATTGTAAATGGTAATAACTTTATTGCTAATCCATCAGGGGGACTCCGTACTGTGGGTGGGTGTAAGAAAATCCTAATTTCAAACAATGATTTTACTACCAATCCATCGGTGTACGGTGCTCCTCCTACTATTCAAGCAATTGGTTACACAGATGCGGGTGGGGATGGCACAGGAATCCTATTCACTGGAAATGTATTTCCAGCTAATGGAACCGAAGCTACTCTCTACCTCCCAGTGACTTTTGCAAATAAAAATAAAATTGCAAACAATATCGGAGCCGCTGATATCCTTGGAGCGGGTCACACAGGATCAACATCGGAGCGTCCTGTAGGAATCTCTGTGGGGTATGGCCCCTATTTTGATTCCACACTTGGCCTTCCTATTTGGTACAACGGAACTGTCTGGAAGAATGCAGCAGGAGTCACTGTATGAAGACTCTTATGGATGATGTACTAAATGCTCCAACTGGCGTTTCCACCTCAGTCACCGTATCAGCAGCTAATATGATTGGAGAAGGTTTGCCATTCCTTATTAATGTGGCCACAGTCATCTACCTATTCCTCCTGATCGTACATAAGGGATGGAAGATGTACAAAGAGTGGAAGACAGGTAAAGATGCACCCGAAGAATAAGGTGTTAGTGGGGGTGGTGACTGCTAGTCTTATAGCAAGCACTGCCCTCTTTGAGGGGGATAAGCGTACATCTTATGAAGATATGGTGGGGGTTCTCACTGTATGTCATGGATATACAGGTAAGGATATTGTTCGAGGTAAGACGTACACCAAAGAAGAATGCTCCTCTCTCCTCAAGAAGGAATTACAAGTACATGCTAAGGGTGTGTTGGAGTGTACTAACGTACCTCTAACACAATATCAATATGATGCGTACACGATGTTTGCGTATAACGTAGGTGTTGGTGCCTATTGTAAGAGCAGCTTACTCAAGAAGTTGAATAGGGGAGACTACAAGGGAGCTTGTGAAGGTCTTACGGCTTGGAGCTATGCCGGAGGTAAGTTTGTACCTGGCCTCTATCGTAGGCGTATGTATGAGCGTCAGATGTGTCTAGGAGAGCTTAAATGATGAAGTTGAACCCCTACCCTTGGTTGGTTGCAGTAATCGTCTGTGGGTGTCTCTACGCAGGTCACAAGATCGTTGTGAGCATGGAAGTGTCACAGGCTGTGTCAGCCACCACCCTAAAGCTTGAGAAGGGCTACCAAGACAAGCTGCTTGCTGCTGCTTCGGACGCTAGGAAAACTGAGAACAAGCTTGAGCTTAGTGCTCTCGCATTAGAGAAAGTTAAAGATGATGAAATCAACCGTGTTAATGGGAAGCTTGCTGATGCTCTTAGTAGGTTGTCAAAGCGCCCCCAGCGTCCTACCACCCCAAACAATCCCCAAGATGCCCCAACTGTCCAAGCCTGTACAGCAGGAGAGCTTTACAGAGAGGATGCAGAGTTTCTTACAAGGGAAGCTGCCAGAGCAGACCAAATCCTTGCAGAGCGCAACTACTACTACCAAAGATATGAATCAGTTAGGAAAGAACTAAATGGAATTAACGCTACCAACTAGGGAGCAGATGCAGGACGCAATGGGGAAGCCTCTCACACAGGGGCTTTTCCTAGAGATTAATTACGGAGAAGCTGCCGTATATACGCTTAAGGAGCAAGACCATGAGCTTAACGGCAAACAATACCCTTCTCTTAAGCGACTCTATCTGGAATGTGCTGATCCCACAGAATATGAGTTTGCCACTAAACACCTACTGGGATGGAAACACTGGTTGCGCCTGTGTGAGAACAAAGCCCTACGTACTCACATTGACGAATGGCGTGATGAATTGGAAATCAAACTCCGAAGTAAGGCCATTGCCGCAATCATCTCCCAATCGGGCCTAGGACCACTCTCAAGCGTTCAAGCGTCTAAGTGGGTGGCAGATAGGGGTTGGGCTGTTAGAGGCGCTGGAAGGCCCTCTAAGGCTGATGTAGAGCGTGAGAAGAAGATACAAGCAGGCATCGGAGATGAATACTCTGCCGACCTCTTGAGACTAGTACCTAAAGGATAAGCATGGAAGATCAATGGCTAGTAGAAGCTAACAAGAAACTGGAGAAGATGCCCGAGGAGGCTAGACAACTGAGGGAAGCAGCTAAAGAAGACCTGTTTCTCTTTGCCAAGCTAGTCAATCCTGGGTATATGTATGGAGACATCCATAAGGAGTGTTTCGCATGGATGCAAGAGTATGCCCTGTTTGGTCAGGGTAAAACACACATCAGTAATAAACTCATCATGCTCCCCCGAGCGCACCTAAAGAGCCACATGGTTGCAACATGGTGTGCTTGGATTATCACACGTCACCCGGAGGTAACAATCCTTTATGTCTCAGCTACCGCTGGTCTCTCGATTACGCAGCTTTATGCAATCAAAAACATCCTCACTTCGGCGTCGTTTACTCGATATTTTCCAGAGTATGTCCACCCTCAAGAAGGTAAGCGTGAAAAGTGGTCTCAAGACTCCATTAGTATTGATCACCCAAATCGCAAAAAGGAAGGAGTCCGTGATGCTACTATATCGACTGCTGGCCTTACTACTAATACTACTGGTTGGCACGCAGATATCTTAGTACCGGATGACTTGGTAGTTCCTGAGAATGCGTACACGGAGGATGGGCGAGACAGCGTTATGAAGAAGTCTTCGCAGTTCACCTCTATTCTTAATGCTGGTGGCTTCACGATGGCTTGTGGAACCCGCTATCACCCCTCAGACGTATATGCAGACTGGAAGAAGCAAGAGTATGACATCTTCAATGACGAAGGTGACATCCTTGATCGTGTACCCGTATGGGAGATTAAGGAATACGCAGTAGAGAAGGATGGACAATTCCTCTGGCCTAAAACCATGCGACCTAATGACAACAAGTTCTTTGGGTTTGACAGACAGGTGTTGGCTAAGATTAAAGCTCAGTACGGAGACCGTACCCAATTCTTTGCACAGTATTACAACGATCCTAATGATCCAGGCAGTAATCGGATTGATCGGAGCAAGTTTCAATACTATGACAAGAAATGGCTTAAGCAGGAGAATGGAAGCTGGTATTACAAGCGTGCAAAGCTTAACGTGTACGCCTCTATTGACTTCGCCTTCACCCTGAGTAAGAAGAGTGACTCCACAGCTATTGTGGTGATTGGAATTGATTCAGACGGCTTTATCTACGTCCTAGATATTGATTGGTTTAAGACTGATCGTATCGGAGAATACTTCACAAGAGTTGCCTCCCTCCATAGCAAATGGGAGTTCAAGAAGCTCCGTGCTGAGGTTTCTGTGGCACAGGGTCTGATTGTACGAGACTTGAAAGATAAGATGCGCCAAGAGGGCCTCAACCTGTCTATTGACGAGTTTAGACCTACACGTAACGAAGGTACAAAGCAAGAGCGTATTGCTGCTGCGTTGGAGCATAAGTATGACAACCAAACCATCTGGCACTTTAAGGGTGGATATACGGATGTATTGGAAGAAGAGCTTGTGCAAGCAAGACCGGCACACGATGACATTAAGGACGCACTCGCGTCTGCTGTAGAGATTGCAGTTAAACCTAAGACTAGTAGAAGTTTTGATGGGTTTAAACTGGAAGCTACACAATATAACAAGCGTTTTGGCGGTATCGCCTTTCGCAACTAAGGAAATAAATGGCTAAGAAACCGCTTGAAATTGGCAAGTCCTTTGGGAGAGATGGTATTGCAGAATACATCTCTATGACGTGGCTCAACTATAACTCACAGCGATTTGAAAAACTCGCCCTGTGGAAGGAACTCCGTAACTATGTATTTGCAACTGATACCTCTACTACTACTAATCGTTCTCTTCCATGGAAGAACTCTACTACCCTCCCGAAGCTTTGCCAAATTAGAGACAATCTGCATAGTAACTATATCAGTGCCCTCTTTCCTAATGATGATTGGTTGAAGTGGGAAGGATATAGTCAGGCAGACGGTACTAAGGCAAAGACTAAGGCCATTGAGAGCTACATGGCAAACAAGACTCGTGAGGGTCACTTCCGAACTGAAACCAGTAAGCTCTTATACGACTACATTGATTATGGTAATGCATTCGCTACAGTGGATTTCGAAGCATCCTATATCCGCGATGCTGTGGGTAATAAGGTTATCGACTTTATTGGCCCTCGTCTTCGTCGCATCAGCCCCTTAGACATTGTATTCAACCCCACCGCTAATACGTTCAAAGACAGCTTCAAGATTATCCGCGCCATCAAGACGATTGGTGAACTGATGATTATGTCTGAGAACGAGCCAGACAACGCCTACCTCAAGGAAGCTCTCAACAAGCGTGCAAAGATGTGCGCCCACATGAATGCTTACGGTATTGAGGAGGGCGATAAGGCTGAGGGGTTCTTGATGGATGGCTTTGGCAACTACGCTGAATACCTCCAGAGTGGCTATGTTGAAATCCTTGAGTTCTGGGGAGACATCAGCAACCAAGAAGCAGGTACTGTCGAAACTGGCAAGGTGGTTACTATCATCGACCGGAT